GTCACATATGCGATCGAAGTCTCCATAAGGATCCATTTTCTCAAACTGTTTGGGCATATCTACTAAATTTGCGTGTTGTCTGTTTACGACATGATGTTTATCTTTAATATTAGGGTTGTTATCCGCATCTAATCCAGTATAAGCTCTAACAGAACCTCTAATTCTATCTAATATATCTTGAGTTACAGTTCCAGCAGTAGAAAACGCTGAATCCACCACTCCTGTGCCCACTTTCTTAAACTCTTCAAGAACACCCTGTGCAGCCAAAGTTTCATAAACTACATCCACGTGAGGAGCGTAAAACTCCATCTCAGTAAATTCGGCGTGAACCGAAAATGAAAGAGATGTTGATGCTCCCACAGGACCCTGTAGAGGATTCAAAACAACGGCCAAAATTTGGGCGTAATTTCCAAATGAATAATTTGGCTGTATAGTAGTGTCATCTAAGTCTGTTTTTCCTAATTTGGTATTATAATAAAACGGCACTTCTAAACTAACTGCTGTTGATTCGTTAGCAAAAGCAAAAACATGAGGACCTGCCATTAAATTGTTAAATCTGGGTGTGATAACTGTTTGAGCAAGAGCAAAACCGGGAGGTTGAGCTGCTAGCAATATACTACCTTGATGCATTGGAGTACCAGCCACTTGAACTATTAACCTCACTTTGCCTCTATATAAAGTGGAAGATTGAAAAGGTATCTTCGATAAAGCATTTAAAAATAAAGAATCAGGAACGTTAAAACCTGAAGTAAAAGGAGCGCCAGATGCTCGAAAAAGTTCATTTCCTATAGGGGCTGAAGTAGTCCACGGAACTGACGCTATAAAAAATGGTTTATTCAAAATACGAGTAAAATCCATTTTTAAGGCTTGAGGAACACAAGCTAACTTCGGGAAATTATCATACATTTTGTCTGGTTCTATAATAGAACGCGTTTTGATTGTAGAGAAATGTTTATTTACCGTCTCTAACATTCCGGTATCTTGATTTGAATTATTGTTGTTTGCTGTAGCATTATTTTATAGATTAGGGTAGTTACTACAATACTTACCAATAACTAATCTCCCGTATTTTTATTGTTTTTAAGTTTCGGTCGCCTTTCATAGGTTTGGGTTCCTACAAAAGTTAGAACGCCTTTATAAACTTAAAAATATTGATCACTCCCAAAAGAAAGTGGTACAATATAATTATCATCCATATAAACGGACAGTAAGTAATTTTTTGATAATTTAACATAAGGAACCGCATAAG